CCCTACGTCGGCTCGGGCGGTGTCGCTCTTTCTTTTCAAGTTCTTCATGGTATGCAGGGCTGCTGCTACTGTCACTGTTTTGCCCCCAATCGTCACAGTCATCTTCTTGAGGTCGTCGAATGTGTCACCGAGCTTTTGCTGAAGATCCGAAACAACATCGAGCTCAGCTTTAATGGCGTCCTCCCTAAGCTGTTTGATTTTTAACTCATATCCTTTTTCTTCTGCTTTTAGCGCCTTTTCTTTGAGTTTCAGAAGCTTAATCTCCATCTTCTGGGCATTCTTTCTATGAATATTTGTCAAGAATTTGCTGTCTTTCCTGATTGCCCTGCCCATGGCTTTGAGGTCTTTCGCCGTTCCGTGTATTATCCCTAAATCATTAAATTTTTCAAAAGCATCATTACTAATCTTCCGCTCTGAGTGAAGCTTAACCATTGTTGGCAGAAGTGCCTGTTTCTGGAACTTGTCTAACTTATTACCTGTATTTTTAAATTCACGGAAAATTTTGGTCGCATTTTCGAGTGCGACGCCGATCCTTGTATGATTTCGAACATTTTGGACTGCCAATTCTTCATCAAGTTTCGCCTGTTTTTGGGTAAGGCCGACCATCTTGGCTGTCGCTTGCGAGTATGCTTCCATAGAGGCTCTTAATTTCTGCATAGCTGCCATTTGCTTTTTATACTCTCTCGTCATGCGTTCTTGGCGCCTCATTTCAAGATTGTGTGCCTCTATCCTTTTGCGTTCGGCTCTCTCTTGACGTTCAATTGCTTTTCGATGCTCCTCTTCTATTCTTTTTCTTCTTTTTTCGGCTTTCTTTCTTGCGCTAGAACCGCCGATCAAACCTCCAATCCAGCCGCCAATAGCAGAACCAGCCATCGTACCGATAGGACCTAAGAGAGATCCAATAGCTCCACCAATTCCACCACCGATCAAACCGCCGATATCTTCGCCGCCGATGTCTTCACCTTGGGCCACCTTCATTACCATCGGAATTGCTGATAGGGCAAGGCCTGCCACGCCGCCGCCACGCATTTTCATACCACGCATTTGTCTTGCGCCGGTATAGCCTTGCTGACGGGCCATGAAGTCTGATCTTCGGCCGTATTGCCCATATGCTCTTCGCCCAGCTTGCATACGGGTCATGCCTTGATTGCGAGCTGTCCTATAATCTACCCTAGCTGATCCTGAGCCGTATCGATACGAGGCACCGGTGTTTGTTGCGTTCATTCCGCTGGGCATCATGCCCATACCCATCATTGCCATCGACGCCGGATCCATACCCCCTCCGCCTGCGGGCATGCCCCCTGGTCTCATGCCTGGGGCCATCATGCCGGCAAAATTAGCGCCTCTCATTCCCATGGGCACAGCTCGACTAAAAAGAGTAGTGAACAATCCAGCTACACCTCGAACTACTGTTGCTCCGAGCATGGGATTGAACATCATAATAAAAGCAGCTGTTGGCAGTGGATTCTCCATCAGGGACTCGCCCAAAGCCTTGAAAAAACCCATTGCCAATTTTCCAGCTGTATTAATAAACTTTTTAAGGCCGTCTTTCTGCCACCATTTCTGAAGGTCGTCCCACTTCTTCATGAAGTAGCCTTTAATGCCTCCTGTGCCATCCTCGCCCTCCCACATTCTAGTAAAAACTTTTTTCCAGACTGAGGCAAACTTTCCGCCAGTTTCACCCGAGAGCATTTCCAGGGTCGGGACAACCATCTCTGAAACGCCATATTTCATCGCTATCCCGCCCTGTTTCATGGCTGCCTTGAATTCTTTAGGATTGAGAATCATCTCTCCGATCATAGTGAAAGTTTGAACCCACATTTTTACCATCTGTGCAAGTCCCTGGCCAACGATTCTAAGGGCAGCTTTTATGAACGACTTAATGTGCTTTATAAACTCTCCGCCTTTACCCGTTCCAAAATGCTTATCAAAAGCTTTTTTTAGATTGTCAAAGAATGTATTGAAGTCCTGTGTCTTGAAAAGCATTTTAAAGATCGGGCCAAGTTCTTTTCTGAAGCGTGCAAATTTCCTAGGGTGTAAAATCTCTGATAGAGCTTCAAGCATTCCTTTCATGCCTGGAAATGTCTCAACGAAAATTCTTCCAACTTCTCTACCAGCAAGTTTCATTTGCAGCAAGCCGTGATGAATATTTCTTAGTGTCTTTCTAAAAGGCCCTGACATTACAACGCCGCGATCAAATCCTTGCATGAAAGCATCAAAGAATCCTGTAACTTTTGGCCCTAGCTCTTCGACTAGTCTTCTTATTCCCTTTGAGAGCTCTTTGAGAACTTTCTTCTGGGACAGCCCTTCCTTTGTTGCCTCTTTGGTTCTTTTAGCTAACTCTTTGTAAGATATCCCCCGATTTTTAGCAGAAAATGCAGCATCTAAGTCCTTTCCTTTCATCTCAGTTAGCTGCGATAAGTACATTCTTTGCTGATAGTTGAACTTGCTTAGATCGTTGCCAGATGCATGAAACGCCTTTCTAATCATATCGATCTTTTCAGCAGGGTTTTGAGCAGCCATTAGTTTAGCAGCATCAATATTCATTCCAAAGCCTTGCTGCATTTCTGATGCTGCTTTTGCTGTATCAGAAAATCCTGCAAACTTTGACATGACGCCTGCCATGTTTTTGATCTCTAGACCTAGTTTTCTAGCGTATACAACGATAGGAGCAAACGCTTCAGGTCCAAGATGACCAAAGTTTTCAACATCTACTGTCAGCTCTGACATACCTTTGGCGATATCTTTGACTCCTAGGCCGAATTCTTTAGCTGTTTGAACAGATATCTTGCTAAATTTGGTCATGTATTTTTCAACATCTTTGCCCATTACTTTAGCATGATGCATCATATCGCCCATGGTTTCTGCTGAGATACCTAATCCTTTTTGAAAAACCAAAAGCTTGTCTGCACTGTCTTCAAACACTTTCGCTAATAAAGAAAAGTGATCACCGGTTGCCTGGGCTAACTCAGTCACATATTTTAGAGCAGCTGCAAATCCTCCTGTGCCATACCCAAAAACCTTGGTCAAACGAAGACCTGTCTTGGCAAGGTTTCCTCCGTCTTTTTTGAGAGCACCAAAGCTCTTAATGACAGACTTACCTGGTCCAGAAGCTAGCGTCCCGAAAGTTTGTTTGACGTCTTCGTAGGCTTGCCTTAGCTCTCGGCCGCCGCCTCCTTCTTGAGCCATCGAAACCAGCTTTTCAAAAATCTTAAGTGGAAAAGTAATAATTGCCATTGCTAGCTTACCAATACCACCTATTACGCTAGTTATTCCTTTAAAGAACGAAGTAAATATTTTTCCAGCACCCGATAGAATGCTGGTAAAGAGTTTTAGTGGATTAAGAATAGACTTGAGTGTACTGCCTAGTTTTCCAAGAATAGACTTACCCGATTTTTGAGCTGCATTTAATTTATTTTGCTGCTCTAGAGTGTTGCTTAGCTGGTCAGCGTAGCTAGACATGCTAGCAGTTAAAGACTCATTTCGACTAGCTAGACTAGAGCTCTCATTGTTTGCCCTTTGCATAGTGCTAAGCATTTGAGATGCCACATTTGATTGCGCGCCCATCTGAGAAGATGACTGCTTCATAATGCCAGCTCTTTCTCTAAGCGCAGCGTTTATTGCATTCTGTAGCTCTAGCTGTTTCGATAAATCGGCCATGTACGTAAATATCTAGAAGCGAAACTTACGTGAAACGTCTTAGCTTGGCTGGAGGATTAGATCTGTGCCTGCCCATGAGTGTTCTTGTTCCCTGGTCGTTGGTGTGTGCTGCACGATTTTGGCCTTTGGAACCATTCATCTCTTTTTGCATTCTTTCTAAAAACCATGTTCTTTGCCATATAGGTAAATTCATGGCTTCGTTGTAAGTAAATCCCATGTAGTACATAAGATTGAATGCAGCTTCTAAAAAATATTCTTTATGCTCAGGAGTCAGGCCAAAAAAAGTTAGCGCCAATTGGCATATCGACCTCCGATGTTTCGTAACAATGTGGGCAGTCATACCAGCCTTTCATTTCAATTCCAGGCTCATTGTCGTCCATGTAGGTTCTTAGCTTTCGGCTGTCAAGAGCAGGCATATTTTTGATAAACTGTGCAATCTTATTTTTATCTGATACGCCTTCAATTTGAACTATGCAGTGTGTAAGTCGACTTGTGACAACGTTTTCTAAGTCTCCGCCAATCTTTTTCTTTTTTCTTCTTTCAGCCTCAATGGACATGTTTCTTTCATCATGCCCTGTGAGAAATCTAAATACTACTTTCTTTTTTGAGACAGGCAGCGTAAACTCAAAAGCATTTTCGCCCTCTTGAACAGGGGAAATCTCTAATCTCTTGATTGGAAGTTCTCCTAAATTAAACGAATGCTCGCCTTTTTCTCCGCACTCTGGGCAGTCCAACTCAACTTTGTAGTCTGCTCCGTATCCCGTGATTCGAATTGCTGTCATAAGAGCATTTCTATCTCCAGAAATAAGATTGTTGACATTGATCTTCTTGTCTACGATACATGACTTCAAGAGCTCAGAAATGACTGTGCCCTTCTTGATGTATGCCCTAGATGTCAAAATATCTTCTTCTCTAGCAGTCATTGCTTTAATTTCAACTGTCTCTCTATTGTGAGAAGCACTATCGGATGGATAGATCTTTCCTTGAGAAGGAAGCGGAACTGATTCAACAGCAATTTCCATGGAAAAATCATCTTTCATGACGTTGCTTGTCTCGAAACCTTTCATCTCAGCATCTTGTGCTGTAAACACCTGGTTGCCATCTCTACTTTCGCTCATTTTATCTCCTGATTATTTTGGGCGCTATGATCTTCTACAAAAATAATTTATAAATTGCATCATTTGTAAATTTAAAAAAAAAGATGCTCGTTGTAAAACGAGCATCTTTGCATAAGCTAACTTTTTGCGGTAAACAATTAAATGAAAATATTCTTGCTAAACAAGCATCTAAGTACAGCTGCCTAACAAGAATATTTTGCGTAAAATGTTTTTAGTACTGAAGTACGCAGTTATCGAAGCGGATTGTGAGCGAAATTTCACTCGGATCACTTGCACCGTAGTCCAATGATCCAAAATCTGCTGCTGTCAAAAAGCATCCCTTCATGTCCCACAACTCGACGACTGTTCCGATAGGATCAAGCATCTTGAGCTGTATATCACGCTTATAGAAATCAGCGTACCCAGCGCGACCCGACACAGACTCAAAGTGTGTACGAATCCATTCCATAACCTGCTGCGCACCAGACGGCGCGATAGGATCATGTAGGGTAACAGACAATGTCTCGAAAGATGATTTTCCGGCTATATAGCGTTTATGGTTGATGTACGGAATTTCCATCTCCTCGATCGAAATATTTGGTCTTGCTGCCGTTTTGACAATAAATGCATCAATTCCCTCCATAGCAAGAACCCACCTAAATTGGCGTTTGGGCTCAAACTTATTGGGTAGCATATCGGTTACTGAAAGTGTCTCTGCCATTGTTTACTCCTAAATCTGCATATAAGTATGCAATTCTCTTGTTTCCTTTAGATGTTATTGCTAACTACGAAGTCAAGCGAAACAAATTCCACTGAGCGTGTAGGTTGCAAGAAGATTCTTCCTCTTATTGTATTATTTTCGATGTCTGCCTGCGTAGTCGTAGAGGTGTCGATTTGTACCTTAAATCTATCTAAACCACCTTGCGATTGTACAGATGCTAAAATTGGAAGAACTCGCGCGTTGAAGGCAGCAATCGTTGATGCCTGGTTGGGCTCAAACAAGAACGTTCGAGCAACATTTCTGACCCTTCTTCTAATGTCGATCAGAAGCCTTCTAACATTAACTCTATCCAAAGAACTTTGAGCAGCAAGCAATGTTTTCTGTCCAAAGATGGTAACACCACCGGTGACTGTCACATCGCCGATGATAGGGTTAATGTCTGCTGTGTAAAGCTCGTCTCTGTTTGTCTGTCCAAGATCGACACCAGGATAAATTGCAGATGCCAAAGCACCTCTTGTAAATCCTGCCGGAGCGAACCAGGGATGAGCAATGCTATCATTCAAAGCCATAGCTCCTAAAACCATTGCAGAAGGAGCAACTTTTACATTTGTTCTTGTCGCCGGATCTGTAATGACCACATCCGGGAAGTAAGCAGCTGCAAAAGATGAATCCAGACCGCGACCTGTGAATCTTCCGATTGTATTGGTAACGTTTGGAACTTGCAACGAGCTAGTAATAAATTCATTTATTTCATCTTTTTCTTCAATGTCCATGACGTAAAGAGCATCAAATCTTCTCTCTGTGGACTCAAGAGCATAGTCTGTAATCGAAGGATGTCTTATACCTGGAATAGCTAGTAGCTGAATGTCTACATCCTGCTTCGCTTCCATAATGTCGACTGCCTTTCTAAATCCTGCCACAGTAGAGTCATTTTTGCCTTGCTGGTTCGAATCAGTCATTTCTCTTCGAGCAGATGTATCAGACATTTTAGCTGATTCCTTATCGAAGATGTTGAGACCATCCCAACCACCAATCATCGGCAATGTAAATTTGAAGTACTTTTTAGATGGAGTGTGTGTAAAGTCTTTAGCTGGGTCTAGGAATCGAACGTTGGTTGCTGAATTTCCGTCTCTGTCATTTAGACTTGCAGCTGCAGCACCTGTTCTTTTGTAAGCAGCAGCTGACCACTGGACCGGATCTGGTCTGTCATTGGATCCTGTGATAACCTGTACCCTCTCAAGAGAGAAGAAGTTATTGTTGAATCTATCAGAGTCCAGCACGGACCCACCAACATCGGCTGTTCCTGCATTGTCTCCGACCCAAACATTCTGATTTGAAGTTTGAAAATTTGGAAACATCTTTGCAAAAGATAGCAATGAATTGTCCAAGTTTTCGTTCTTGTTAGGCTCAGTTGGGCTGGTCTTGTTTTCAAACTGCACACCCCACGTTAGTTGAGCTTTCACACTTTGTTTGGGCGAAGTGCCTATGGCAAGTGATTCTCTCAATGGAATTGGAAGCTGAATAGTTCCTGCAAGCTCTGCTACAGTAATTTCCGCAGTGTTAGCTGCTGTATTATTAGAAAACGATCCCGACAAGATTGACCCGCCCGCACCGGACGTCAAAGAGCCTGATGTGCATTTGGTAACCAAGTGATGAACCCCTCGGAATCCCATGGGAAGAGCTTTAGCATCGATGCTGCCGTTCTTGAGATCATCTGAGAGCTCTACTCTTACGAAATTAGAGACATTAGGATAATCGCCTGTAACAGCAACTTTTTGACTGCCTAATGCTGAGTCGAAATCGAAAAACGTGTTTTGATCTCCAATTCTCTTTCCGATGTAGTTATCAGATGTAAGATCAAGTGTAAGACCTCTAAATGACTCTACAACTTCCGGATTTGTATCATTGTCTCCAAATCGCCTCACCAGAATATCAAATGTTCCGTATTTGTTGCCTGCCTTAGATGAAGCAAAGACATTTTCAACCGTAATCTTAAACTCACCGCTACCAATGGCTCCATCAGTAAGTGTGTGAAATTTGAACAAGTTTCGATTAGTTGAACCAAACTTCTGTGAGCAGATCCACGGCGAAAATGCGGCACTAAATCTATCTTCAAAGTTTTCAAAGTTCGGTATGCCGATTGTATCAGCCGAGATGCTTGTTGCATTTCCCGTATTCCTCCCTAAAGAAGACGACAAGAGGAACGCAACAGGTTCATCTGTGAGTGCACCTGGCCCTGTAACGACTGGTACTACGCCAGATCCCGTCACCGAAGCTAGCTTAGGAGCAACGTCCCAGTGAGCGTAAAGATAGTGACCTGCTTTTTCTAACTTTGTAGGATCTGTATTCAAGACATTTACAAAGTAAGAAGGGGACTCTGGATCAAATGAAGCTGTGAGTGTATTTTTATATTGCTTTGAGTTCAAAAGACCGTTGACGAGAAGAACAAACTTTTCTTGATCATTCGCAAGCTCTACAGTTCCAAAAGAAGCACCTGCGTCGGCGCCATCACTAAAGTAACCAGCTGCTGCCTTCTCACTAACAGAGTTGTTTCTCTCCAAGCTGCAGCTTAGCCCAAGATTAACACCTGAGGGTGCCATAAGAACACCTCGGATGATGGGTATGGCAGTTGCTGGTGCATCAGCATGCCCTGCGTCTGTAAAGATTGTTGATCCGGCTGAAGCTGACATGAACGCGCCCAAGAAGAACGTTCTTCCAAGTACACCATCGCCGTCATCAGCACCGCCGGCTAGAGGTGTATTGATTGTTGCACCGGCGATGTCGACATCTGCCAGAGTTACGCTGTTTCCGAGGACGCCTCCAATGGACGCTGTAATCGTTAACCTAGCTGCTGTTGTGCCGTCTGTTGCTGTGAGGCCAGCAATTCCGTTTGTCGCGCCGTCGTCGATATTTGCTCCGTATCTTACACGGTCTGTGTTGGATTGCCCGTTGATAGCTGCCTTGAGATCATCGATGGCCTGAGCAGTTCCTGTGCCTCGAATAACGTTGATTCCGCTCGCCGCTACGGCGACTTTAGGATCGGTCAAGAACTTGATAGTAATAGTTTGACCACCGTCGACTCCAAAACCAGTAGGCAATGTTATTGTCATTGTCTCGGTATCACCCGGGTCGCCTGTAAATATTATTGCGTCTTCAAGAGAAGCCCCAGTATGAGCTGACGTGGCACCTGCAAACTGATTGTTCCCAAGAAGACCATTTTCCTGCGGAAGTCTGTCTCCTACAACGAAACCTGCATTAACAACTCTACCCAGATTGTCTCCGGAAGTTGCTCTTGCCAATCCGTTTCCTGCGCCAAGAACACGAACAAAAGTTCCTGATCCTGCGTTTCTCAGCCATTCTCTCATGGCTATCGGACCGAATTTTTCTCCGTCACTGTTACCGAAAACGGAAATAAAATCCTGGAAAGTAGCAACAGTCACAGGAACGAAAGCAGGCCCTCGAACCGCTGTGCCCACAACTCCTGCTGGTATACCTGTCGGTGATACTTGGGAAGGTGCTGAAAGATCGATCTCTCTGGTAACTACCCCGGGGCTAACTGGAAATGTTAACTCTGCCATTTTTTCTCCTGCTCCATATATCTATTTATCATTTACTCAAAGCTCACGCCGCTGTTTGTTATAATAAAGTCAACAGCAATGAACTCTACAGCTCGCGTAGGCACGACTTGAATCTGTCCTACCATTCTGTTCTGATCAACTTCAGCTGCTGTATTATTTGATCCGTTACAGACGACTTTGAAGTTCTCAATACCCTGACCGGCCTGGACCAAAACTAACTGCTGTGAAGCTCTTGATGTGAAGAGAGCTCTTGTAGCAGCATTGTTCTGCTCGAATAGCAGACCTTTTGCTACAGCAACAACTCTTCGCTTGACGTCTAGCATCATCCTTCTAACATTGATTCTATCTAGCGCGGTTTGTGCAACTTGTAGCGTCTTTTGTCCGAATATAACATAGCCTGATCTTGGGAATGTTGCGATCGGATTGATTCGTGCATCATAGAGTGAGTCTCTATCATTAGAAGATAGACGATTCTCTACATTAGTCACAAAATCTAGCGCTCCTCTGCTGAATCCAGCTGGTGCGAACCACACGTTGTTAGTACTGTCATTGAATCCAAGCGCACCCATTGCAGCAACTGAAGAAGGTACTTCGACGACACGATTGTTTTTGTTATCGTTCATGCTTACATCGGGGAAGTAAGTGGCAACATAATTGTTATCCAAACCTCTCCCTTCAAAGGCATCGATTGTCTCTGTAACATCTGTTCTATTGGAAGAATCCTTGTATAGACGAGTTCCGTCTTTGTCATAGCCCGGAATATCCATTACGTACATCGCCAAGCTGTAATCTCGAGCAGCATCTGATGCGTAGTCAGTGACATAAGCATCTCTTATGCCTGGTACTGCCAAAAGATTTATCCGAGACGAAACAGGATTTGAAATAATATCGATTCCTCGCTTTAGAGAAGATACGTTGTTATTTCTTCTTCCAGTTCCTGCGACATTGTTTGTCAATCCGATATCTGGTGTTGTATCATTGATGTTTAATCCGCCGGTGTCTCCCGAGATAGACCGATCAGTAAAGTAGAACTGGTCTTCATTTAGAATGTTGACGCCGTCATACCCGCCATAAAAGATGTTGGTAAACTTTGCAAAGGGCGTAAACCTGTTGAACAGAGCTGATGATGTTGCAACCAAAGTTGCAAGCGTAACTCTATTTGAGCCTGCCGATGTGTGATCTGTGACTGTGTACGTAGTAGTATCAGGAGTACCGTTTCTAACATAAGCAGCTTCAAGCATATGCTCATTAGCTGATCCTGTTATCGCGGTGACTGCAGCTGCCAGTGTAGTAGCTGTGTTTCCTAAGGCTACACGTGCTAAGGAGAACTTATTGTTATTGAATACATCTAGCGCTGATCCCGTCACAAGCATATCAAGCTTTTCAATTCCTTGAAACTTTGTGTATGCCTCAACAAGCGGATTAACACCAGCTCCAATATTTGAGTTTAGAACAGCATTTGTGATTCCTAGCACCGAGTCTGAGGTTGCATCGACTGATAGTGGCGTTGTTTTTACACCCCAGTAGAATCTTCCATCAACGCGTTCATTAGTGCCAGGTAGTCCTAAAATCCATGGACTAGAATTTACTGCACCTCGCGTGACCTTAAATCTGTAAGGCAGTGGAGGAATAATCGATCCTGTCAAGGAGAGGCCAATCTGTCCGGCGCCTATCGATCCCGGTTGTAAGGGTGCTAAACGTCGAGATGCTGTGTCACCAAGAGTTTCATCACCATCTTGAAGCGCATCGGCGCCACCGGTGGTGAGAGCGTCTGATGTTTTCAAAACTGGCGGTCCCTGGAAACCAAAAGGAAGCGCATCCTTTGGCACATCTCCATTTGACACGCCATCAGCCATTACGATTCTAACTCTTTGCGAGACGTTAGGATATTTTCCAGTAACAACCAAGCGCCGTTCGTCTGGATCCTCCTGATCAAAATCGAATCTAACTTTCTTGTCGCCGATAAGCCTGGCAATATATCTGTCAGATTTAGGATCTAAAGAACAGTTAGGATATCTTTCAAGAATCGCCGATGATGTATCAGAATCACTAAAAACTCTTACTTGAACTTCGAAAGTTCCGTAGGGAACCTTCTTGTTGACGCTAGCCTTGAGGCCAGCGATTGAAATTTTGTATTTTTGATTTGCATAAGCACCGTCATCCCGAGTCTCAAAGTGAAACAGAGGATACTCAGCTTTACCAAAAGGTTGAGAGATAAATTCTGACGTTCTTGGTGTTGTGTATCTCGTATCAAAACGTCCAAAGAGACCTAAGAAAGAATTTGATGACTTAGGAGCTCTTAGCGCAGACCCGGACAGCAGAGCCACTGTGTAACCATTATTACCAATATTAGCAGCTGGAGTAACAACCGGTGCCAAATCATTCTCAATAGCAAAGTCAGTATACAACAAGTGTTGTTCACTTCCAAAAAGCTTCGGGTCTGTATTCAAAACCTTAGAGATGTATGCTCCATCTGCAGGATCGAGAGAAGCTGTAAGAACCTTGATACCCGGAGTTCCATCATCATTTGACCAACTTTTTCCTGCTGTTGAACTTAGAATAAGCTTGAAATATTTGCTATCAGACAGAGCTGATCCTGCAATCGGACCTGGATAAGCTAAAAATCCATTCGTACCTGATAATAGGCCTATTCGCCAATTGCTGCTTCCAATTGCCATTCGAGTACCTGAGGCGAGAAAAACAATGCCTCTTACAAGGTTCATTGAATTCGCAGTACCGACGCTGGTATTATCTGTAAAGATAGGAAATCCAGAGGCTTCGTTGGCTGCCGCATTGTGGTGGGCTGTAATGAACTGAACGCTTCCGTTATGTGATCGTACACTACCAAATCCCGTAGAGACAAACGCTTGAGACCCCGTAATGGCAAATCCTGCATTTTTTACCGTGCCTACATTTCTGGTATTATCAATGTCCGCGGAGGTTTCATTAGCTCCGGCGCCTAAAACTCTAACATATGTACAGGCTGTTCTGTTGTCAAGCCATTTTTGTACAGCATAGGGACCGAAGCTCTTAGGATCAAGAGATCCGAACTTTGTTTCAAAATCAGCAAATGACCCTACGGTCACTGGGACGAATGCGGGTCCTCTTTCTGCCGTGCCAACCACTCCTGCTGGAATTCCCGTAGATGCAACCACTTGACCGGAAAGGTCTATCTCTTGATCAAAGAATCCGGGTGATCTGAATGTTTGCTCTGCCATGTCTTCTCCTGTTCGTTAGCTAACGACTCGTTATCTGTAAGTATTGAGAAAAAATCAAAATGTCCTCAAATTTCACCACTAAAAATCTCTACGCAATTTTTTTATTTATCATCTTGCATTAGAACATCGTATAAATATCGTCTGGCGGGTGAATTGATTGATTTGCTACAAAATTTCTCTATAGACAGTTTCGCCATTTCGGCTAGTTCTTGTCTTTATGTAAGATTTTTTATCTTGTTCTTTGCCTGTGAATGGATCTTTCTCTGTTGTAATAACCGGTATTCTTTGCGGGGTACCGGAACCGCCGTATTCCAATGTGCCTGAAATCACAGCGTCTGCAAGAATATCGTTTGCTGTTCCGCCTATCAGCGCTGTATCATCCTGGCCCATATTTTTTACTCCCGGCTGCCTTGGGTCTGTTCTAGAGAAAGAACTTGCCCCACCGATGGATTGACCTGGAAGAGCTGCATTTATTGATCGATCGTCTAAAATATAGTCTTCAGGATCGCCACTCGGAATGTTTGCATTCTTAATCGGGATCTGTACTTCACCATCCAAAAAGTCCATCGCAAACGTAAGTTGGGGCGACGACATTGTCGATCTAATTCTGTTTGGTGCGCCTGTATACGTCTCTCCCAAAAGATAACCCGGAACTTTTAAAGTAAAGCTTGTTCGAATAATTCTTTCGTCTGCTGTGTAGTCATCAAAATTATTTCCTGGGTCAAAGTTAGAATCTAAATAAGCCACAAAAGAATAGCCCTTTCTTGTTTCAAGCTTAAAAGATCTTCCGGAATAACTTTGCATATTTGTCATTATTGCCATAACAATATCGTTCATTTGCTGTACATATTGAGCCCACAGTGTAACTTCGTATGTAGCTGTGATAAACTGAACAGGTGGTATCTCTATCACCTCAAAAATATTGTTATTGAGATCAGGGGAAAGCAAGTCTCCTCTTCTAACCCCTAGGGGTGTCTGTGATGATGCTCTTCTAGATGCAAATCGTCCTGGCTTTGCTCCTTCGAAGACAATAGAGCCTGTACTAAGAAAGGCGTCAGTCGCCGGCATATCATCAGCATTTTTAAGCGCAAGTTTATTGATAATTCGCTGGTAGCGTGGATCTTTTCGAGACAAGCTTTTCTTGATGATGTGAGGAGCATTCTGATTAGAGGAAAGTCCCATCTCATTTTCTGACGTCATTGACGATCTCATCAAAGATAAGACTGGCAATATCAAAGCATTATTTTTATCCCTAAGCGGCTTTTTTCTTGCAATAAGAGCAAAGCGTTCTCCCGATGCAAAAACAACAGGCACGCGGTGGGTTTTTTTCTTGTAAGTAAAGCGAATCGGTAGCTGCTTATCAAACAGTTCAAAAACTGCCCTATCTATGTCTTCAATCGTACAGCTGGGAAGCTCTGTAATAACGTCTGATGTATTTTCCCCAGAAACAGGTATATTACCAGGACGTTCAGCTTCTAATGTCTCTCTCGTACTCATAGACTAACTCTCGTCATAAAAAGAAGAATCGATTATTCCAATCTCATCTTTACTTCCATTGCCGCCCTTTTCTGATACTTCAGCAGGTCCGGTAATAGGCGGTGTCAAAACACCCTTGGCTTGTAATGATCTTACATCTCCAGTTTCGCCTAATTGATTTTCGGAAAAACCTCTTTGTTGAGCAAACGTTTCTTGAACAGCGCCCTTGTCTGTGAATATTTCATCTGTTGGACCATTAGGTGTTTTTGAAATTTGTCCTTCTCTGGCTTGTTTTCCAACTATTTTTATTCCCATAGAGTGCTCAATCTGGCCGTATATAGTTGTGTCATACGTCATCTGAACTATTTCAAAAAACGTTGTACCATAGGAAAAATAGTCTCCTTGCTGCACAGTTATGTTTTTATCTAAAAGGTCTCGGTAATGCAAGTAAACATCTATTGTGTAGAAGTCTTCTACACCAAACATATTAGCTCTGTTTTCTTCTGGTTGATAATCAACCCGGGCATCAATTTCAATTGGCTGCTCAAAAACTTTGTTCATGGCTTCTTCATAGACATCATGAACTTTGGTTGCTTTTACTTGAACAGCGTAATAAAATATTTTTTGCCCAACAACGTCTTTAATGACTTCTTTACTAATGTCATTTATAAAGTCTATTTCTCTAGGTGTTAGGAAAAGTCTAGACATCGATCATCATCCGATAAAAATGGCTCGGCCATTAGGTGTAGGGATTTTCTTAAGAATGTCAGTCAAGCTTTGGGCTGCCTGTGCTTCATCTTCTAGCATCTTGCTGTATGTTAATTCTTCAAGCATTTCGCCCAGTTTAGTCTTGAGCTTTTCTTTTTCTTCTCTTCCCTGGCTCACCAGATCACTTCCGTTCATGTTTAGATCTCCGCCAGGTATCGGAACGGAAGAAAACTTTGAACGAACTAACCCTAAAAGCTCTGTAGCCAAAGCCAATGTATACTGTCGTACCCATTGTCGACCAATAGAATTTACCTTAGAATAAGTCAAGTTTCCAAAAGGAATGTTGCTCATATTTGAAACGCCATAAATTCCGGGATCAGAAATGTTTGGATTCATGGGATCAGGAGCAAACTGAACTCTTATCCATAGATCTTTTGGATCTTCTTGCGTCGGTTCCGGATAAATTCTTATATTTTGACCTACAATTTTATAAGAATAGTTGGACCTGCGAACTCTATTCGACAAATCTAGCTGGCCGCCTCGCAGGACATCTTCGAAGACAGGTAATACATAAAATATTGTCTCCGGAGTAAATGACTCAAACGAAAACTCATTATTAAGATAATTTATAGCTGATGTTGAATCAAAAAATCTGTAAGCTGCTTTCGAACTGTAATGAAAAACTTCCATGATTTTCATTTTACCGCTCTGTGAGTTTAAGCTGCTGCTAAATACTAGCGCGCCAGTATCGTCTTTAAGATTATCATAAATGTTATAGTCCTGCTGCCCCTTCGTCAAAGATATTGAACCAGAAACAGAATTATAAGATCCTCCGAGCCCTGCATCGGATGCATAGGGTTCGGCTCTTCTAAGCATAAACTCCAAGTTTTCTCTGGGAAACTTTTGTTCTTGTCCCTCTAATGATCCCGTAGCGTAACCTAAAAGGTTTGCTAGCTGTGACTTAGCTTGATACTGATTTATTATCGAACCATATTCACAAAAAGATTCTTCAAAGCATGCCCATATTTGTTTTTTAGTTAGCTCTACGCTGAGTATATCATCACCTAGCTTTCGCTTGACAAATGTAACCATCGCATCAGCTTCTGTCTGGTATGCACTGTCGGCATCAAAGAAACCAAAAGGGGTTGGGGTCAGGGTATTAAGAAAGCTAGTCATTTAGGTGCCTCTTGAATAAATATCGCACCAATTGATTTTTGATCAAACGAACTTTTCTATAAAAATTGCAGTGGCCATTAGAAACTGAATTACAGCGAAAACTGTAATTGCCTTAGTCTTAAAATGTTCGTGCTGCTGTACTTGACCTTGCAGGTCTTTCATCTGGGAAGGTGAAAAAACTTCATCAACCCTGTCTTTCCATACTCGAAGTTCGTCTACCTTGTCTTCTCTTACTTGCATTTTAGCAATTTCTTGTTTGACATTCTGTAGTTCACTTTTAAGACCATCGATACCGTCGGACAGTGTTTCTAACTCTTTTAGAACAAGACGTGAATATTCATTCCAACCATTTTGCTGATCGACTGACATTATTATTCCTTCTTATCGGATAAAAGCTGTCTTAGGCGGCTTGCATCTAGAGCTTTCTCTGACTTATTAAAAATATTTTTATAGTCGCCTCTTCGATTTCTAGATAGCTCTGAGACATCTTCTAGGCAAGATATCATTACTGCATTAGATGTAATATCCCAAGAGACACCTGTTACTCCACATATCTTCCCTTCATCATCATGTCGAGGTAAAAGCTTGACATAAAAAACACACTCTCCAGACATAGCAAAATAGTCTAGTTGTTCACCACGGAGAGCTGCTTCATGCTTTTTAATTGATGTATGTGCAATATCTGGACACGGAAAAAGCTCATCTAAGTTCTTGGCTTCATGTGCGATAAACCCATTACCTCTCTTTGATAGTATCACTCCATCAGAAGAAATTGACCACATAGTCACGGGAATAGGAAAAGTTTCAAAAAACTTCTGAAACAGGCGCATGTCCTTTTTGAGCTGATCGTCTCTATCAGACAGCTCATTTACTAGATCATGCAGCCTAGAAAGACTGCTTGACTTTGCGGTCTTTCTAGGCATTAGAGCAGCTTAGAAGCTGGTTTGGCAAGATGGCCATATCCTAACTCAACAAGAGCTTTTGCGCCTCCTCGTCTAGCTACTCCAACAAGCATAATTCTGTCTTTTTTTGTAAGAGTTCCGTCCAGCTTCTTAAAAAGTCTCATTAAATCATCTGTATTGTCAGACTTTGCTTTTTTTGATTCAGAAACTTTTGTTTCTGGCGCTTTGGGTTTTGCATTAGATGCTACTCTTTTTGGCTTTGCAACTTTTGAAGTTCTACTTCTAGGCTTGGGATTCTCTGTAGTGTCCATTTCTTTCTCCTTGCAAAATGCATGTATCAATAACTATCTTGCACATGTGAAACACTATTTCTCATGTCAGACTTTAAAAAAAAAGGGCGCCCCCGAAGGGGCGCCCAGTAGAACAGCGTTCTAAGATAAACTTAGATTACGTTCATATCGAGGCACGTAACTGTACCGTAGAAGTCGGAACGAACCATCTTCTTACCGTAGCGAGTCATGACACCCTTTCTCGGGGTGAAGTCCTCAGGAGCGAAGATTGTAGGCGTAACGATCAGCGGTACGTACGGAGCGTAAACATATCCTGTCTCCAGGTAGCTTCCGCCCTTGTATCCAACAAGAACCTTGTTGCGTGGGAAGTACGGATCTTTGTAGACCGTGAAACGGTTTGACAGAGTACCGATTTTGTCGGCTCCGATAACCATTCCGCCCACCTGGCCGTCTCCATCGATGGAGTACGAAGGCTTGTAGAATACAGAAGACTCAATGATAGTTGCCACGTCAGGACCAACAACAACAAAGTTGGCGGATCCACGAAGCGTCTTACGATGAATCTCGTTAGCGATATCAATGATGGTCTCCATCAGTGTTTCATACCACTCACGAACTGTACCGGTAAAGTTAGGACCTGGCGCATTAGAACCAGACCGAAGAACCTCACCGCCCGTCTCTTTGTTGACAAACTTACCGGGCGAACGCGACCAGTAGTAGTTAGCAGCACCAGCCTGGGTAAGAAGATCGTTGAGGATCTCACGATCAAGCTCAAGAGCGATCTGCTCAGACAGGATCTGAGTAAGCTCTACCTCAGCGTCGAGGCTGTGGTAAGCGTTCAAGTCCTGAGCCAGTTCTGGTGACCATCGAGCGCGCAACTTACGAGTCTCAGCAACAACCGCAACACTTTCAACCT